CGCCGACGAGGGCGGGCAGTGGTTCGAGATCACATTGCTCGGCGGCCTGGGGCTCTTGCCCCACGAAGCCCGTTTCACTCGCCAGTTCGAAGCTCAGTTGCGTTCGGCCCGTCGCTGGGACGTCAAGGGCGAACTGGAAATCCGTGAGCGGCCCACGCTCGATGAAGGTGCGCTCAACCTGCTGCTGGAGCTGGAAGCCCAAGACATCTTCGCCATGGGCAGCGAACTGCATCAACTGGTGCACGTCACCTTGCCCATCCGTTTCCCCGGTTTGCCCGCCCCAACCTGATCCCGGAAATCCCTATGAGTTTACAAACCGATCTGCATCAAGCGGTCGCGCAGGTCACCGCCGACAGCGCTCTGTTGCATGCCGTTGTGCATGGCAGTTCCCTTGAGACGGTGAGCACCGAAGGTGGCACTGTCGTCACCGTGGCCAAGCTGCTGAATGATGCCGATGCGCGAATCAATCTCGCGGCCCAAGGCATCCTCGCGCAGAGCCAGTCGGCCGCACAGGATGCGCTGATCTCTGCGGAGCTGGCATCGACTGAAGCCGACCGCGCACAGTCTGCGGCCAGCCAAGGCGTCACCGACACCAACGCCGTGCTGCAGTTGGTCCAGACCAGCGGAAATCATATCCTGGTCGACGCCGAAGCGGTGTTGCAGCAGGTCATCGCCCGCTTGCTAGCTGTTGGCCTGCCCGACTCCTTGATCGGCGCGCGCGGCATGCTGCTGAAGGTCAAGACCAATGAATCCGGCTACGAGCTGGTGAATACCGCTGCATTGCCTCGCTTCTATGGGTTTGCGCTCTCCAGTAACGGCTCGGAGTTGCTGCTGACAGAGGGGCGAGAGGGTGACTTTGATGCCCAGGAATTTATTGCCTGGACCCTCTCGGAGGGTGTGCGCTTCGCCGTACAAAACAACTCGTTGGAGGTGCAGCTTTGAATCTCGACATCTCGGCGCTCGGCTATCGCTGGTGCGGCATCTACTCACCCTATCTCAGCTATCGCGACGGGGACGTGGTCTTCAAAGATGGCGGCGCCTGGGTCATTCGCCATGGTCAGCCGCAGCCATTTGCGCTGGGGCAGCAGGATGCGATCCTCAAGGGCCATTTGCTGACGGGCGGGGTTTCCGTGGGCGGCATCGCCAGCATGGTCCTGCATACCAATGGATCTACGGGTGTGGAGTTTCGGTTCATGGCCGACCGCAACGGCACGATTGCCACGGCTCTCATGAACACCGACCGGGCGGCGGCTGATCGTCACAGTTCCAGTTATTTCATGGCGGCGATCATGAACGACGGCTCAGTCAGGGCTTGGGGCCGGGCGGTCAATGGCCAGCAGGGTACCGGCAATACGGGCGATATCGGGCGCACCTTTCCGGCGCGCACAGCATTTCCACCTGGGACACCACGCATTGTGTCCGTCACCTGCGTCTGGGATGACACCTTCTTCCTCGATGCCGATGGCGGCCTGTGGCATGCCGGGGGCAACGATGCGGGTCTGGCTTCCGGTGTCGGCAGCGCCAACTCGGTGCCCAGAAAGATCAACGGTTATGGCGAGTTGCCGAGTAACGCTGTTGTCAAGCGCGTCTTCGCGGGGCATGACTATTTCGGCTATCGCACTGTCGCTTGTCTGGACGCGCAAGGTCGGGTTTATGTCTGGGGTTACAACCAGCAAGGCTGCCTCGGCCTCGGTCACACATCGAATGTCTCGACACCCCGCTTGGTGCCATTTACGGCCGACACGCCGATCAAAGAAGTCTTCCTCTCTGGCGGAACCTATGCGGCAAGTTACCTGGTCGACACGGTCGGACGTCTGTGGGTGGCGGGAGAAGCCAACTCGACAGGCTTCGGCAGTGACCAATCGACCCATCGCCTGTTCATGCCCTGGGGAACAGAGAAGCGCGTCAAGAAAGTGTTTTGCTCCGAATCCGATGCCCATTGGGTGGCGGGCAGCCAGTACTACCGCAGCTACGGCGTCATCCTGGAAGATGGCGCGCTTTATCGGTGGGGTCATGACAGCGGCCAGACCTCGGGAATTTGGGGTACTGGCTACACGGGTGACATTTTCACCGGTCACGCCCTGTTTCCGTACAAGGTGCTGGACGGTGTGGTCGACGCCTACGCGATTTCCGGAGGCTATGGTCGCACGTTGGCGCTGATGCAGGACGGGACCGTGCGCCATACCGGGTACGACGGTTTCAACATAGGGGGTGGCAGCGGCAACCGTAGCACCTGGGCCACCATCGGTGGCGACGCGCTCACCCAAGTCAAAAAGCTGCGTATGTATGGAGGTTGTTACGGCTCTTCGGCGATGGCCTTGCGATCGGATGGCAAGGCAGTCGGCTGGGGCATGGGATCCACAGGGTGCGCGGGCAACGGCTACGCCAACGAGTCACAGTCGCCCAACAGTTTCGTGCTGATAGATCGGCCGATCGTGGATTTCTCGCGTTCGGGCCATGTCGGCTGCACCGAGGGTGGGGCGTACCACGAATCGGCTTATCACTTCCTCACCGCCGATGGCCAGGTGATGTCGACCGGCTATGGGGGCTACGGTCAGACGGGCGACGATGACAACGACCATCGCTACGCCCCGTCCCCGATCCTCTTCTGAATCCCACTTCTCCACTCTTCAAGGACTGTTCATGGGAACCGTTTCTCTGGGCAAGATTGCCTTTACCTGGCGCGGCGCGTTTGATGCCAGCGCGACCTATGCCCGCCAGGATGTGGTCGGCCACCACGGTGACAGCTTCATCTGCCTGATAGACGCCACCACGGGCGTGGCGCCGCATGCCAATTCCCAGGCTTGGGATCTTTTTGCGCAAGGCACCCAAGGGGTGTCGAGTCTGCCAGGGGAAGTCATCTACTTTGATGGCAACCAGTTGGTCGCCTTGCCCGTGGGCCAATCCGGGCAGGTGCTCACCATTGGCACACAGGGCATGCCGGTCTGGGCGACACCCGACGTGCGCTCCGGCACCAAGGCGCTCAAGTTGCCGGAGAACGCCAGCAACACGCAACCCAACAGCTACCGCCAGTTTGGTCTCATCATGACCGATGGCAGCATCCGGGCCTGGGGGCGCAACGCCAACTTCAAGCTGGGGGACGGCACGACATTCGCCCGTTCTTACCCCGCCAGAACCGCCTTCCCGCCAGGGTTTACTGGCGCGGACAAGCTCTACTACAGCCACGACACCAACGGCTACTGCATCGACAAGAACGGCCAGCTCTGGGGCTGGGGGTTCAATGGCTATGGCCAGCTCGGCACGGGCAACACGGCCAACCAAGCGGTGCCCTACAACATGAGCGCCAACGCCAGCAACTCGATCGCTGGCAAAACCGTGGTGCAAGTCGCGCAAAACTGTGGCGTCGAGGGCTACAACAGCACGCTGGTTCTGTGCAGCGATGGCACGGTGCATGCCTGTGGCTACAACGGCTACGGCCAACTCGGTCTGGGTGACACCAATCAGCGTAACAACTTCGTGCAGTTGCCGGTACTCGCCGGCATCACGCAGATTGCTGCGGGCCGTGAGCGTTACACCGCCTATTACGCCGTCAAGAACGACGGCACCCTGTATTCGTGGGGCTACAACGGCAACGGCCAACTGGGTGATGGCACGACCAATCAGGCCAACATCGCCATGCCGCGCGCTGGTGGCAGCCTCGCCGGTAAAACCATCGTCAAAGTGTTCGGTGCTTATGTTCACGCCTTTGCGTTGGACAGCACGGGCGCCTTGCACGCCTGGGGCGTCAACGACTACGGGCAACTGGGCAATGGCAACACGGCCAACCAGTACACCCCGGTGCAGGTGGCCACCAATGTGGTGGATGTCTATGCCGGCAGCTACGATTACCCGATCACCTATCTCAAGAAGGCGGACAAGACGCTGTGGGCCTGCGGCTATGGCGGCTACTGGGGCAACGCCAATGGCAGCTCGGGCGGCAACTGGAATCAGGTGCCGGTGGGGAACACCGTGGTCAAGGCGGTTCATGGCGGCACCGCGTCCTATAACTACGGCGCCGCCTTATTGGAAAACGGCACCGTCTACGCTTGGGGCTACAACGGCAACGGCGCGCTGGGACTGGGCGACGCCACCAATCGCAGCAGCGTGGAACTGGTGCGCATCGCGCAGCGCCGTGTGGTCGACGTTTCGTCCTACGGCTCCAGCTCCGAACAGGGCCTGGTGTTTCTGCTCGATGACGGTCAGGTGCTGGCCAGTGGGTATGCCGGTGAAGCGCAGTTGCCCGAGGACGATAGCGAAACCAGCTACGTGCCTTACCCGGTGATCCTCTGATGCCGAACTCCGCATTGTCTGAGGCCATTAAGGAAGCCTATGCCAGCGCGCCATCGGAGCAGATCATCCTGCACACGCTGGAATTGCGGCATCCCGCCTTTGTCGATGACGCCGGTCAACCAGTCGCGATTCGTGTCGTGCGCGACACCGGTGATCTGTGGGCTCGGCTGGAATCGCAGGCGCCGCTGCAAGCCGGTGAACGCGTGCAGTTCGTGGCCATGGGCTTTGAGCTGGATCTGCCACCGGTGGACACTATGCCGGTGCCAGAAATCACCGTCACTCTGGACAACGTTTCGCGAGAGATCGTGCGACACCTGGATGCGGCCGCCGAGTCGCAGTCGGTGATCGAGGTGACCTACCGGCCGTATCTCTCGACCGACCTGGAAGGGCCGCAGATGGATCCACCCATCCATTTGGTGCTGACGGAAGTAGAGGCCGACATCTTCCGGGTGACGGGGCGTGCTCGCATGCTGGATGTGGGCAATAAGGCATTCCCCGGCATCAGCTACACCGCCAAGACCTTTCCGGGCCTGACCCGATGAACCCCACACACCATTGGGCGACCGAGCTCATCGGTCGGCCCTGGCACGCCGGTGCGCGTGGTCCAGAGGCGTTTGACTGCTGGGGTTTGTTCCTGGCCATCCAGCGTGACCATTTCGGTCGAGACCTGCCTGAAATCCCGGTCGACGCCAACGACCTGCGCACTGTGATGACCACCTTCCGCGATCACCCCGAGCGGCAACGGTGGATTCCAGTCGCTCAACCCACCGAAGGCGATGCCGTGCTGCTGCGCCAATCCCGCCAACCGGTGCATGTCGGCGTGTGGCTAGCGGTCGATGGCGGTGGCGTGTTCCACGCGGTCAAGGACGCGGGCGTGGTCTTCCAAAAGCTGCCCGAACTGATGCTGCATGGCTGGCGGGTGGAAGGCTTCTACCAGTTTGAGGAGAACCTGTGATTCACGCCGAGCAAAGCGCAGCAGAATGCCCGTCGCCGGGCCGCCCCAAGACAGGCATTGCGCCCCCTCGGGGGGCAGCGACCGAAGGGAGCGTGGGGGCCATGATTGTCATGCTGCGCAACCCTTTCCAGCCCAGCCAGCGCGAAGTGATGGTGGCCCACCCCAGCCAGACCATCCGCCATTGGCTTGGAGCCCAGGGCATTGCCGAATTCGATCAGCCCACCGTCTGCATCAAGAACGGCGCGCCCGTGTTGCGTGCCGATTGGGCGGTCACGCCCATCGATGGCGTGGTGCTCTTCATCACCTTGCCACAGGGTGGAGGAGGTGGTGGCGGTGGCAAGAACCCGCTACGCACCGTCTTGATGATCGCGGTGATGGTGGTCGCCACCGTCTATGGCGGCCCCTTAGGTGCGAGCCTGGGCTTCAGCGGCAACCTGGCCACGGCGGTCGGTTCGGCCATCATCATGACGGCGGGTTCTGCCTTGGTCAGTGCCCTGGTGCCACTGCCCACGCCCAACATGCCGTCCTTTGCCGGGTCGGGCGGGAGTCTGGCGCAACCGTCGCCCACCTATAGCCTGCAGGGCCAGGGCAACTATGCGCGCCTCGCCCAACCCATCCCCGTCATCTACGGCCGCCATCTGGTCTATCCGGACCTGGCCGCCACGCCCTATGGCGAGTACCAAGGCAATGAGCAA